CTAGCATTGTTAAAATTTCCATAGTAGCATCAGGATTGTTATCAACAAAGTCTTGAACTTTTTTTCCAATCTCAATAGCACCAAGACCTGCAATAGTAAGTCCAGCTGCTTCTGCAAAAGGAATAAGAAGTGGTGCTGCAATTACCATTTAATAATACTCTGGATTTGGATTTTTAACTTTTGGTTCATCTTTTTCATCTTCTGGGTGTCCAATAAAACCACCCTGTCTAAATCTAATTATAGCCTGTGTTGTAGAATCTACCAAATCATCATTGTCTCCATACGGAAACGCTGCACATTCTTCAATAACTTCTTCTGCAAATTTTTCATCGGGTGCCCAAATTTGCCCTGACTCAAAAATTGGTGCCACAGAGTTAACCCTAGCATGTTTATCATTACCTTTACTAGGAGTATAGTTTATAACAGGTATCCCCATTCTCCGCAACTCATAAGTTAGGGGCAAACCAGATGCTTTCGCCTCCACAATGACAGTGTCTGGGTTCCAATATTGGAACTGTTCATAAGCTTTTTTACGAAGTTCTGGAAATTCTAATCGTTCTTTTAATGAATCGAGTAAAATTAAATTAGCAGGTCCATCTTCTACAGGATAGAAAACGCCCCAGGTTGTGATAGCTGAAAAGTCAGCAGACTCTTTTTTTAAGAATGCAGTATCATAAGATTGTATGGTGTGAGTAATATAGGGAATATAATCTTTATCCCATTTACGCCACCACTCTCTTTTAAGTAATGACCCTTCTTCAGATGTTGGATTCTGCATCCACTGTGCATTCCATTTACCAACGCTCAATGATGCCTTAACAGATTCTAATTCTGCTAACTTCCAATACCCCGGCCACACAGGATCTCCTGATGGCATGATAGCTGGAAACTCAACAACTTCCCATTGATCTGACTTTAATTCTTTTTGTGCTTTTAACAACGCTCCGGTAAGATCTTTCATAGACCAACGTGTCATTACCACTACAATAGATCCACCAGGTTGAAGACGTTGTCTTGGACCAGATGTATACCATTCGTAAGCTTTCTCTAATGCATCCACGTTCAACGCATCTTGCTCCGAGTGTGGATCATCGATAATTAATAAGTCCGCTCCACGGCCCGTGATTGCTGATCCAACACCAGCGGCGTAGTATTCACCACCCTGTTGTGTTTCCCATTTGCCCGCGGCTTGCGAATCTTCCTTAAGTCTTGTTTTAAATATTTGTTGATACTCTGGACTATCAATTAAAGTTTTAGCTTTACGACCAAACCTTAATGCAAGTTCTGTGGTGTGTGTAGTTTGAATTATCTTTAGATCTGGTTTACGTCCTACCATCCATGCCGGTAAAAGGTTTGATGCAAATTCAGATTTGGTATGTCGTGGTGGCATATTTATAATGAGTCTCTTACACTCACCTTTTGCCAAACGGTTAAATTTTTCCGCAATTTTTTTGTGATGATCCCCTTCTATAAATTCAGGCCACACATGTTTAGTGAAAGTTAAGAAGTCAGAATGGGCCGCGGATTGGGTTTTCTTTTCAGCCAACTTAATGGCGTACTTCATAAATTCTTTTTTAACGTCAGGGGGTAATTTTTCTAGGTCTTCCGATTTCATATAATTTTTTGCAGAATTTTTTTAAGGGTCTGTTTTCTTGATTTTACTTTAACTTGGTTTTTGGAGCTTGTCTATGTCTAAAACTTGGTATAGAGGGTGGGCCCACGATTCGCGAGCCAAAAAGGGGGTGTGGGGGTGCGTCGATATGTCGCATTTGAGATTGGTTAGGGACCCCTCTGCATAGGGTGGGTGGGCCCTTAATACACGAGCCAATTTACCTGCGACAATATGTCACATTGACAGTGATTCGCGGATAGCGTGTCAAGGCGCGTATTGTCACACCCTGCGACAATCTGCCTAACCTTTATAATTATAACTTGATATTGTAAGTGTAAATAACAGAAGGAAAAAATGACAACACTTGAACTAAATAACGACCCTCAAAAGATCGACACGTTAAAGATTGGCACGTTGTTAATTGCTTTAAAGAGTGAAGCACTTAACCCGAACGGCGTTAAATTTTATAGGGGTTCGATTGTTAAACTACTAAAAAGATATTTTCCCGAACTACCTAGAACAAGGAACGGGGCTTATAAATATCTAAAAGGTTTGGGATATTATGAATAATAAACTAACCGTAAAAATAAAGAACGTTTACGGGGTGCCAAGAGTGTACCCCGTATGTGATAAGGCGCAATTGTTTGCGCGTATCTCGGGCAAAAAAACCCTATTACCTGTTGATATAGAACTTATAAAAAAGCTAGGGTATAATCTAACAACTGAAAGCGAGGCGGTATGATCATAAATAATTGGCGTGGTTATGATGTAAATATTAAACACCGTTCCGATAAATTCTGTCGGATTGAATTGTTTAATAATAGTAAACAACATTTTATTAATCTTTGTTCGGCTAACCCTAGCGGGTTGAGGGCTAGTGAGATTAATAAAAACATATATCAAAGCATAAGGAAGGAAGGTTCTCAATGGTAGAACTATTCCTTGAGACACCGTTAGAACTTAAACTAATGCTTATAAGTTTTGCCGTGTTCGGTTTCGGCTTATGCTGGGCCACGAAGCGCGATGAACTAAAAACGTTTAATGATCGTTATAAGGTCGATCAGAAATGGCGGGGCGATGACAAGTAAAACCATTCCCCGTTATAATGTTTATGTGTCCGATATGTTTAAGGACACTAAACAACCCAAAAAACATCAAGAGCGGTTCATAAGAAAATTGCTAGGAGATGACGCCTACTATAAAAGATGGCAAAAAAAGAAACAATCTAAATAAACTACCTCAAACCCCGAACCGCTAAAGCGGTTCGGGGTTTTTTAATGCGACAATTTGTCATATCCATTTTTAATTTAAAAACGTATATCAATAAATCAACTTAAACAAATATAAATTGCAATTATATTTGGCTTTGTGGCGGAATAACAATTAAGTGGTTGTAACGCACAAATTGAGAGGGTTAGGCGCTACTGCGTTAAGACACTCAATTTGGTTTTTAGTACCGACTAATCTTAAATGATTGGACACTTCGGGAAAAATTGTAGGTAAACCAATAAACCCTACTAGGCATAGTTAAGACCCTTTGTTTAATATGATGTAAACAATAAACTTAACAAAGGGGGTTCATTGATAGTAATTATTATCATTGAGTATTATTTGCCCCCCGTCATTAATTTGGCGGGGGGTTTTTACTTTAGAACTATTCTAAACTATTTTTTTCTTTTTTTTAGGGTGGGTGGGCCCGTAGTTCACGAGCATATTTTTTTTTTTAGGGAGGGTGGGCCCCAAGCTCACAAGCACATTTTCTGCGACAATTTGTCGCATTGACACGGCGCGCGGTTTGTGGTTCGCGGGCTGGGGCGCGCGGGCCGTTAATGATTTTTTTTATTAAGAATAATATTGTTAATGAGTTCCCAATCGTTGACCGCTAACGGCGGGGCGGTGTCGGGGTCTAATATTAATTGATTAATATTATTAGATCCATAAAGTTTTATTAAACTACCCGAGGCGCGCGGGCCTTGAACGAGTATAAAATTACGTTTAGTTCTGATTGTATGAAATAATACTTGATGAGGACTAAAAGATATTTTTTGACCCCGTTGAATTTTTAACTCTACCATACAAAAACCCGCGTTATTGTACAATAATAAATCACTTACACCGTGAGCGCTGTACACTTCAAGGCGTGTAATTAGTGTCTCTTTATTAAGATTTTTTTTAAATAAATGGTATAATTTTTGCTCGGGTTTCACCGTACATTAATAGCACGGTGAAACCCTTGAGGGAAATTAAAATTTTAGTTGAGTTTCAATTATTTCAAGTCTTTTTCTATATCTTTTAATTATTTGGTATATAGGTTCTAACACCTCGACGGGTATATTCTTAATTGGTATATCCTCACTTAAGTCTTTTAATACCGCCATTAAAGAATATTTTTCCCCTAATAGTCGCGCTTGCTGGTCGTGTTCTATTGTAGTATTTAGCAAGTTTTCAAAGTCTATTGAGGAGCTCATTATTCACCGCCTTTATTTGATATTTGTAAAGAGTTATATACTATACCCATATTTAAAAAGCCGTTTTTCATGGCCTTTTCAAATTCCATTTGTTTAAATAACAGTTTCGGGTGGTGTATAGCGTCAAACATTTTTTGTTTTTGAGCGTCCATTTTTGATAGCTGCGCGCCTTCTTTTGTGCTCTTTTTCAATTCACCGTGAAGGGCGTCTTTACAAACTCCCTTTAAAAAATGGTCAAAATCGTCAAAATCAAAACTAGAATAGGATCTACTTGAATTTTCCCAGCCGTGAATTTTGGCCTGTCTGTTATAGACTTCTTCAATGTCCCTCGCTATTTTTCTCTGCTTATCTCTTAACGCCTGCTCTTTTAACTCTTTATACTTTACAAAATCGTCATATTCTTTTGACGCTTTTTTTAAAGCCGTTAATTTAGAGGCAATTTTTAAAGTAGATACAAATTTTTTATATTTTGTTTTAATTTGATTATCCACTTTTAATTCAATAGCGCGTTCCAATTCCTGCCTTTTTTCGGAGACTTCACTATCTATTCTATTCGACCAATATTTTTTGTCCTTATCGGATAATTTGACCGTATTATTTTCATTACTCATTTTTTTACCTTTTTGTTAGTTGATATTATTTATTTTATAAAGGGTATTGAAATTTAAGTCAATGGGATTATATATTAAAATCAGTTAGTTGAATTAGTGGGCGCTTATATTTAGCGCCTATTAATTCAAGGTGCGACAAAATGCGCATATACTTATTATATGGGAAATTATATTAAATAATTATGACTAAATTAAACGGCGTAAAATTAAGAGGCAATGAAACATTTACTGAATTACTTGAAATAGGCAAAATAAAAGAAAAAACTAGCTTAATTTGTAAAGCTAAAATTTGTAATAATGTTTTAAGGCCTGATTATTTAAGCCGCATAGATAAAAGATACTGTCAGGACTGTTTACAATAAATGAAATTATACAAATCAAAAAGACTTTTAAACGTAGACAACAACGCTAAAACCATAAAGGGCCAAAAATACAAATATTTAACGGGTATTTTATACCTAGCGCCCGCAAAAACTAGCGGTTTTAATGTTTGCCCAATGGCCAGCGCGGGTTGTAAGGCGTCATGTTTATTTACAGCAGGGCGGGGCCGTTTTAGTAATGTTTATAATGGCCGTTTAAATAAAACATTATGGTATTTTTTAGAACGTGAAAGTTTTTTAAATAAATTAAGATGTGAAATTAAAGCGCTAATTATAAAAGCTAAAAAAATGGGGCTCAAGCCCGCCGTTAGATTAAATGGAACCTCCGATATTGAGTGGAATATTCACGGGCTTTATAATGAGTTTAAACAAGTTAAATTTTACGATTACACCAAAATTTATAAACGGGCCTTAAAATATGTAAATGGCGCATATCCTAAAAACTATCATTTAACATATTCATTAAATGAGGATAACAAACAAAAAGCTAGTTATATATTAAAGCGGGGCGGGAATATTAGCGCCGTATTTAGAGATAAAAAACTTCCAAAAAGATTTAAAAATTTTAGAGTCATAGACGGGGATAAGTCAGATTTAAGATTTAATGACCCTAAAAACGTGGTAGTCGGTTTATATGCTAAAGGACGGGCAAAAAAAGATAAAACGGGTTTTGTATTAGATGTTTAAATTTAATACAAATAAAGGCGGTTTAAGTTGATTGAAAAATTATATATCAAAAGTAGGATAACGCGAGGATGCGCAAGCTACCCGAACTTGACCTACAACCGCTTATTTAAAAAAAAGGCGGTATGACTAGCGACAGACGGTTAGTGAAAAATGTATATACACTCATACCGCTTTTTAAGTTAACAAGCGAGCGAGCAAGCAAGCAAGCGAGCGAGCAGAAAGGATAATATGAAGAAATATATAGTATCGGTAGGAAAAACAATATCAGTTTTAGCTAACGATGAATATGAAGCAGAAGAACAAGCTAAATTAGATTTTGATAATACTGATTTAGAAGTAGAAGTTATTGAAGAACAAACAAGCGAACAGAAGGGATAATATGGATGGATCAATAATATGGAAAATAAATTGTGCTACAAAACACGGAATAGATACAATTTTAGTTAGAGGAGATAGCGAGCCCACAAAAAAACAATTAAATAAAATCTATAAAAAAATGTTAGCAGATTTTGATATTGATAAAGATGACGAGCGTTGCTATGTAGAATTAGCGGGGTTTATTGGTATTAAAGATATACCATTTACAGAAGATTATTTAAAACAAGATAAATTATAAGAGAACGAGCAGAAGGGATAATATGAAATACAATAAAAAAATGTTTTTAGAGTATGCAAGCGCTTTTGATTATACAGAAGATTTTCACTACAATGCAAAAGAAAATGGAAAACCAATAACTTGGGAACAAGCTGAAAAAGAAAATGATGAGTATATGAAATCTATGGAAAATTGGAGTTTAAAAGATTTTCAAGAACATTTTGAATTTAGAAAATTTGATATAGATGAAAACGAACAAGCGAGCGAGCAGAAGGGATAATATGAGTGTAGACGGATATGAGCAGTGGGTAGAGAATAAAGCTGAAGACTATGTAGAAGAACTTACAAAAAAAAATCCACAAGCAAGTAAAGAAGAAATATGGGAGCTAGCGCTCGAGCGGGCAAGCTACGAGTACCAAAATACTGATTGTGATTATGAAGAGGAGGAAGACGATGAATAAACCTTCAAAATGGCAATCACAAATAGATATATCACATAGAGAGTGGTGTAGAGAAAATGGATACTCAGTAAATTGGTCTAGAGTAAAACACGGAAGACCAAAAATTAACAAGCGAGTGAGCGAGCGAGCTGATAATTTAAATGCATTAAATAGTGAAAATTTTGTTAATTATAAGAAGAAAGTCTAGCGCCCAGTATCCATATCTATTAAATATTTCGTAAGCCGACGCTAGATCTTGATTTATACGTTAGATTACGGTATAAGTCAAGGCATGGGAGTACCAGCAAAACTAACAGAAAAACAAATAAAATTCGCTGAATTATTAGTATTTAATGAGGGACGCAAAAGCCCGAGCGAGTGTGCATTTGAAGCAGGATATAAGACTCGAGCTAGGCAAGCAGCAAGTGAGCTACGTAATCCTAAATATTCTCCATTAGTAGTAAAATATATTGGAGAGCTACGAGCAGAAGTACAAGAAAAATATGGTGTGAACTTTGAACGTCATGTTGGTGAGCTAGCAAAAATTAGAGATGAAGCTCTTAAAAAAGGTGCGTGGTCTGCCGCAGTAAATGCAGAAGTTGCAAGAGGTAAAGCAGGTGGTCTTTATGTAGATCAAAAATTAATCCTATCTGGAAACATAGATCAATTAAGTGAAAAAGAATTAGAGTCAAGAATGAAAGACATTCTAGAGAGTCATAAAACTTTAATTGAGGGTG